GATGTTAATGATAATTCCACTAGTGAAGCCAATGATGTCTGTGGTCATCGGTATAACAGTTGTTTAATCCGTTTCGGAAATTCATTGCCTAAGAAAAGATTACCTTTTGGTGGATACCCAGGAGCAAGGTTACAGATGTGAAGTTTAAGGAAAAGGCAAAAGAACACGCATTACGATACATGCCAAGAGAAAGCTGTGGCGTAGTAGCTAATGGGGAATATTGGCCATGCAGAAATATTGCAGACGAGCCAGAAAGAGATTTTATTTTAGAACCAAAGGACTATGTAGCTGCCAGAACTTACGGGAAAATAGAAGCGATTGTCCATAGCCATCCTAAAGGCACACCGCCAAGCGAGGCTGATAAGAAGGCTTGTAAAACAACTAAAATCCCTTGGTATATTTATTCCGTGCCAGAGGACAAATGGTTAATTATCAATCCTTAGTAGGAAGAAAATGGGAATATGGTCTTTTTGACTGTTTTTCTTTAATTCGTGATTACTACAAGTTACTAGGTGTTGATTTTCCTGATTATCAAAGACCAGATGATTTAGAGACTTGTGAAAGCATTTTTTTAGATCAAGCAAGTGTCTTAAAATTTAAGCAGATTGATTTTAATTTAAGGTTACCGAATGATGTTTTGATTATGAAGCTAGGGACTAAAACGCCAATGCATGCTGCAATCCTTTTAGGAAATGAGCAGATATTGCATCAAAAACTAGATTCTCTTAGCTGCGTTGAGCTATTAAGCAATTACTATAGGAGAAGTACCAAAGCAGTTTTCCGTTATGCAGCATAGAGTTTTGCTGCTAGATGAATTAGGCGAGAAGTGGGGTGAAACTCATACTTTTCATAATTTGCGTTCGCCATTAGAAGCAGTAAGACTTTTATGTATTAACTACCCTGACCTGATGGAATATATGGCGACTTCTCATGAAGAAGGGGTAGCTTATACAGTCGTTCAAGCTGGGGAACAATTAGGGATAGAAGACCTTGCGTTACCTTTAGGACAACATGATTTAGTGATAGCTCCAGTAGTCGCAGGTAGTGGTGACGTTGGCAAGGTGGTAGCGGGTGTTTTTATGATTGCAGCAGCGGTTGTATTTGCCCCTGGTATTCCTTTAATGACTGCGGGACAGGGCTTTATGGGAGCAATGGGAACTGGCTTAATGAGTGCAGGAGTATCTTCTGCTGTTGGCTGGATAGGTGTTTCGTTGGTGCTTGGTGGTGTATCTAATATGCTTGCGCCACAGCCAACGCCTCCAAAAGTGCCAAGGATGAGCAGCGGGGAATCTTTGTCAACAGATGGGCCTCAGTCAGTTACAAGAGGAAGCGATGGAAAACAAAGTTACGCCTACACAGGGGCAGCAAATACAGTTGGGGTGGGAGCCACGGTTCCTGTTTGTTATGGAAAGGCTTTATGTGGTAGTCATTTATTATCTGCTGAAATAGAAGTTAGTGATGAATCTGATCCTCTGCGTAAATATATAAAAGAACCTGGAATAGATACAATCCAGATAGGCGGAGATGAGGTAACAGGTGGTTTTAAAAGAATAGATGGATTACAGACAAGATCTTTTAAAAGATACGGCAAGAAAGGTAGCGGAAGCGCCCCAGGTAGTCAAACAATAGTTTTAAACAAGACATTTAGTTTAGTAGAAGGCTCAAAAACTGATTTAAGTGCTTTTAAAAGTTATGGAAGCACCGGGACTCATCCTGCTAATCAATACACTGTTTTATTTGAATTACCAAAAGGTTTGTATGATTATGCTTCAGGAACCGGAACGACTTTAGTTGATGGATTTATTACTTATAGGATAGAAGTTCTAAATATCGACAGATCTGGGAGGCCTGTTGTAGGTAGTGCGCAGGCTACAATTCAAGGGTTATTGACTAAAAATCAAACTTATAGATGGGCTCACCGTTTTAAATTCTCACATACAGAAGATGACAATAATTATAAAGCCTACTTTAGTATTATTGATTTTAGAGGTGATAAGCAAGTTAATAAAATCAAGGTTTTAGCTCATGGCTTCAAAATGGGATTTAAGAATTAATTATGGCTTTAAATTCAACCAGTGTAATGAAAATTGTAGACCTTCTTTGTGAAGGCTCAATTGAAGGTTTAGTAGCAGGAAAGTCAGGTAGACAAAGTATTTATTTAGATGAAACTCCAGCTAGCGAATTTGATCATAGTGAAATTGATTATGATTTCAGAAGAGGATCAAGAAATCAATCAAGGGTTCCTCAATCAGCAAGAGGAGCTTCTAATATCGTCGATGTAAATACAGAGATTGGTGAGAATTATAGTGAAACTTTAAATGCTGATAATCTTGTTAAATCAAGAGATTATGGAAAAGGTGTTCAGACTCGTTCTATTACAGATTTAGACGCAGATTCCTTTAAAATATTATTTACTATTCCTGCTTTATTCTCAACAGCAAAAGAAGGGCTAGCAAGAGGACAATTGTTTAATGCCACTGTAAATGTAGAGGTATTTTTGAAATCAACTGATTCTGGTTATAACAGAGTTTATGAAAGGTCTATTACGGGAATTTCTAGAAATAATTATCAGTTTCAAACTCCAAGGATATTATTGACAGGAGTCGGGCCGTGGGAAGTACGGGTTAAAAAGAATGTAAAAAAGGAAAATGATTTTGAAATTTCATATGTGGATTTTCAAGAAATAAATAAAAAGACAGCATTAGGAGGTTCAAGAGCTAACAGATTACTTTGGACTTCTACTATTGAAACTGTTGAATTTAAAAATAATTATCCTTATAGCGTTGTAGCGGGCCTTGATATTAGTACGAAAGCTTTTGAATCCTTGCCAACAAGAGCGTATTTAATAAAAGGGAAAAAGCTCATGATCCCATCTAATGCAACTGTGCAGGAGGATGGAAGGTTAACTTTTGAAGGAGCGTTTGACGGATCATTGGAAGGGCCAATTTGGTCAACATGTCCTGTCTGTGCGCTTTACGATATGCTCGTAAATGATACTTATGGGGCAGGAGATTTTATAGCTTCTACGCATTTAAGTTGGGTTGATTTATATCCTTTGGCTCAATACGCTAACCAACAAGTAGACACACCAGACGGAAAAGAAGCAAGATTTGCTATTAATACAGTGATTGGCAGTAGGACAGATGCATATAACCTTATTCAAGATTTAGCCTCTGTTTTTAGAGGTATGACATTTTGGGCTTCTAATACTGTTAATGCAACTGCTGATCATGGAAATTTAGATGGCTCGGATATTTCTCCAGTTCATTTATATACCAACTCAAACGTTATTGAAGGGCAATTTGAATACAAAGGAACATCATTAAAGACTAGAAACACATCAATTAGAATTAGATATAACGATCCAGAAAATTTTTATAAATCAAATTGGATAGTTGTAGAAGATTACAACCTAATTAATAAATATGGGTATCAGGTAAAAGAAATAGTTGCTTTTGGTGCGACTTCTAAATGGCAAGCGCAGAGGATGGGGAGATGGTTAATGGCAGCGGAGGAATTAGATGGTGAAACAGTTACTTTTAGTTGTGGATTAGATGCTGTTTCTGTTCTCCCAGGGCAAGTATTTGCTATCGCTGATGAGATGCGAGCAGGGGTGAGATTAAGTGGAAGGATAGTAACAACTGGAACTTTAACTCTTGTTTTAGATCAAGAAATAACTTTGCCAAGTGGTGACGATCATGAATTGACTTGTGCCCTACCAGATGGAACTATTGAGACTAAAAGAATAGATACTGTTTCAGGTAGCACTGTCACTTTAGAAAGTCATCAACCATTTTCAAATGCTCCTTTAACTAATGCAGTCTGGTCCCTTTCTTCTTCTGCTGTTACAGAACAAAAATTTAGATGTATTCAAGTTGGTGATAATGATGATGGAACATTTTCAATTACAGGAGTTATTTTTAACGATAGTATTTATGAGACGGCTGACACCGCAAAGGATTTAAAATTCGAAGATGTTACAACATTTGATTCAAAACCTGCTACACCTATCAATCTAATTGCCAATGCAAGTTTAGTTCAAATCAATGATAATACTGTCAATAGAATGACGGTTGAATGGTCTAGAGGATTAAATGGAAATTCAATATATTTTGAGCTTCGATATAAAACAAAAGCCAATGGTAATTGGAAGAAAACAGTCACACCTATTAATGCTGAAATATGGGAAATAGACGGATTAAAAGCAAAAACAAAGTTAACTGTTGAGGTAAGAGCACGTGGTCCTGCTCCGTTAAATAAAATATCCAAGTGGGCTTCTTTAACAACAGAAGTCCCAGAGCCCGCCGTTCAAGTAACCCCTACTTCAGCACTGCCCGCCGCCCCAACTCCTGCTGTAGCCGTTGTTGATCCGCCTAATCCTGCAAATGTAACGCTTCAAGTTATTACCGATACAGAGGAGGTTTTATTGCGTTGGGATGTCGAAGAAGTTGGTGGAATTAATCCAGGGAATTTAAAAGCTATCATTAAACATGCTACAGAGACAGACGGGACAGGAACTTGGCCGAATAGCACAAAATTAACAACGGTTGCAGCAACTACAGAATACGCAGTGCTCCCTTTGATGGAGGGAGAGTATTTAATTAAATTTGAGGATACAACTAGTGGATTGAAGAGTGTTGATGCTTTTTCTGCAACGCTTGATTTACCTGATCCCGTTGCTAAACATGTTATTCAAACGAGAAGAGAAGATACAACGAGTCCACCTTTTGATGGTGATTATGAGGGGCTTTATTACAGCACTCAATCGGGTCAGGTCGGTTTAGTTTTATCCGGCAATGATTTAATCGATGATATTGGAGCGCCTGGATCAACAATTCCAACAATTGATGATATTACGTTAATCGATTTCACAGGAGATAGGTTATCAAGCGGTGAATATATATTGAGGAATTTAATTGATTTAGGTGGTGTTTATACAATCGATATAAAGAGACATTTAAAAAGTGCAGGTGTCTACCCTTCTGATTTGTGGGATACAAGAACAGAGCTGATTGACCGCTGGTCAGATATCGATGGTTTAAATGCTGACGCTGTTAGTTCACAAATGTTCTTTAGAACAGCTAATGCAACAATTACTGATGATGATTTGTTGTTAGAAACGGGAGACAAATTGCTATTTGAAAATAGTGATGAATATTCATATGAAGCTAATATTTTATATGGCCCCTGGATACCATTGGATAATGGCAAATACACAGGTAGAACTTTCCAATTCAAGGTCAAAGCAACTTCTGATCATGTAGACCAAACGCCTGTTATTTCAGAGCTTGGCTACACAATGACAATCAATTCAAGAACAGAACAAAGCACCGCAACAATTGCTTCAGGAGCAGGGGCTAAAGCCGTCACCTTTGCTAATGGGTTTTATCAAACACCTAACGTTTCAGTGTCAGCTAATAATTTAGTTTCTGGTGATTATTTTCAATTGAGTTCAATTTCTACCACTGGATTCACTGTTCATTTCAAAAACAGTTCTAACGCTAGTATAGATAGAGAATTTAATTATCAAGCCGTTGG